CAAAATCTTCTCTTTTTGAAAATTTAATTAATTTCATATTAAATTTACTTTTTTACATTATATCATAAATGACTTACAAAAACAATACCTTTATGATTTTTTGAAAGATTTCTATGGACATTGAGGACACTACTATATAAGTATTCATTTTCCCTACACCACAATTTCAAACATTCAACTATTAAAACTTTCCCGTCTTCAAAAATTAATTTCCAAGTTTTTGTTTTTGGATTATCAATTCCTTGCGTTCTTTTTTTACTTTTTAATCCTATTTTCTTTTTTGTATCTTCAGTATGCTTTCTTCCATAAAAATGATTATTTTCTCCCTTTATTTTATTTCGTTCTTCTTCATTCCATCTTTTTAATTGGTTTTGTCTAATTTTGTTTTTACGGTTTTCTGTATGCTTATATCCACTACACCCATCACCACCATCAGTTCTATTATGAAGAATACCTGTTCCCAAATCTTTTCTACCAAACACGGCAATCATATAAATTTCGTGTTGAATTGATTGCTCTTCTGTTAGATTTTTCTTTAAAAAAAGTATTCTATCTTTTGATGGAACAAAAATCCTATGTTTTTTTCTATCAAATGCTCTACGTTTTTTACCTTTTCCAATATAGTAAGGCGTCCCATCTTCACGCAAGTAAGCGTAAGTGTAGTATTCCATCTTGCTTTAATTTAAGTCGCAATACTATTTATACAAGAAAAGGTGCCCGAAAGCACCATTTCTACCTGAAAAATGCGACTTAATCAAGCATTATTATTTATCAGTCATCTTTAAATCCATCTTCAAAGTCAAACCATTCATAGAGAGAGTTCATCGAACCATCCACCACACAATCAACCACCGCATCCTCGTGTGGATTCTCTACGTGTTTGTGAGCACGGGAATAACCATAACGGACACCTTCTTCCAGTGCCATTTCCAATACTTTACGAAAGTTAGGTTTCATATCAATAAGGAAGAGATTTCAGACCATCCAGAACTTCCTGAAAGCGTTCGGCACGACTTTTATGGTGCTCTACATTTTCTTCAAGCACACCAACAATATCATCCAGAACAACATCCAGAGACGCATCAGTATCAAAGTATTGTTGGATTGCTTCGGCAAGATACCGCCGCCGACTCCATTCCATACTATAGGGTTTGTAGTCCATAATAATGGGTGTATATGGGTGTATTATAGAGTATCTAGGTCTGGTTGTCAAGATCTAAACATTTCTCAAACTTATCTCTTAACTCATTAAGTTTAACCTGATGTTGAAACTCCATAATGTGATCCTTTATTTCTTTCTCAACATCGGTCAGTTCTAAACGATACTTGAGTTTAATATCAACAAGACGCACCATTTCCATATAGAATTCTGTGCCCTTATGAATAAACTCCTCGTATTTCAATCTCTTGTTCTCCAATCAGTCTCATCGTCATCACGCTTAAACCAATCGTGAAGTTCATCAGGACTATCAAATCCTCTTCTACCAAATCTTTCGTGACCCAGACCACCAATATCCATTGAGTTCAGGAAGTCATCCATCTCATCCATATCAGGATTTTCTGCTCTTCTTCTTGCCTGACGAAGTATTGTAGCAGCAGAGCGATTTGCCTTAGCAAGTTTCTCTGCCCAAATCATATCTTCTAAACTCACTTCCTCGTGTAGAACAATCTTTTCACAGATTGCTTCCAACCGAAGACGATATTGTGTAGACAACATATCTTTCTCCAGATATAGGGTTATTTATTTTTCATTTCGTCCATTAACTCTTTTGCGAGTTTCATAGAACGACGCCACATTAGATATTTTACCACAGGATTACGTGGATTGTTCAACAACCACCACTTCTGCTTCTCATAGTTAGACTTTGCTAACTTAAGCACATAATAAAAAGCAGCAGCGACACTTTCATCCGTTGCGATGAAGTATGCCGCTACTGCGAATACGATAAACCAAGCGTAATAAGTCATCATCTAGGTCTCATAGTTTTATTATTTAACCAAGAAATTGATCCAGACTGGAGACCGATACGCCTTTTGCGGACTTTTGAATGTAGGTTTTGGCGGACTTGTAATTGTTTGCTAGATGAACCTGCTGTCCGTTATGAATAATCATAAATTTTTTACCAAATGGAACAGCAGCCCACATTCCATCTTTAGTTATATAACCTTGTGGATCTGATGGTTTTGGATTTAAGATTCCTGGACGATCTACAAAAGGTTTCTGAAAGTTTTCGCTCATCCGAATACAGCGGTCACACCAACAACTTTAGCACTTGGGTTGCGTGCCAGAGCAGTCCGCTTGGCATCATCATAATCACGTGCCTCAACGATCTCATCAAAGACTTTACCAGCGACATAGAGTTGAACTTTGCAGCGCATTGGGGGATTCCTCCTTGTGTGTGAGTATTATAGCAGATTAGATGGATTTTAGGAAGGAGAGGTCAAAATCTTCAGATTCTCTAAAGTAATCCTTTGTTTCCAGAGCACCCTCCAGTAAATTGTATCCAGTTAGAAAGAAATCGGATAGATCTGGATCGGCACTGGCAGTCATAACAGCACCGGTGTCTTTGAAGTTGTAAAGTTTTGACGATGGTATACAACACATTTTACCTTTTTTTACATCGGTAATAATGAAATAATCTGCCAATTTATCATCATAATCTTTTGCGGCACGACGATTTTTAAGAATCATCCCACGAACTGCCATTTGTGATTTATTTAAAAATTGAGTAATCTTTGACTCATAGGTTGTGTTGTTTGGACCAATTAAATCAACACCAGGAAGATTAACTCGGGTAAGCAGTCCATTGCTATATTCAGCAAGTGCTTTCTCCACAAGTTCTCCTGCTTTTGGATATCTTAGGTTATTATCGGTATAACCTCTGATTGACATCAGAAGTTTAGAGAAACGTTCTAGTTGAAAAGTAGTAAAATCAATCATCGGCGGACCACTGAGATGGCAGGTTGACCCTGACGGAAAACGGTGTCTACGACCGCCTGAACGCTCTTGGCGGTGCTGATGCCCACCTTGTCATAAATGGGCACACAGACCAGTCCAAAGGTCTTCTGGGTGCCTCCCAGACGGATCACCCGCCCGATGCTCTGAGAGATACCAATGTAGTCCATATTCCGCATAAACAGAACTGCTTCCAGACCCTGAACATTGATTCCTTCAGACAGAATGCTGTGATGAAGAACCACAAACTTCTTGGAGGAGTCTTTGCCCCAGGCATTCAGAGTGTCAAAGAACACCTCACGGTTGACCTTCTGACCATCAATCACAGCACCAGTCTTGGCAGTAATATACATCCAAGAATAACCACGCTCCTTGAGGTCAGAGCAGAAGTCAGACTGTGAAACAAGGTTGACGATTTGTTTGGTGGAACGAGCACAGATCAGGATTTTGTCCAGACCATTATCATCAATAGTCTCCAGTAGGTTAGCAGAGTCACGGTCAGCAATCATCTGCTTGTCCTGAACCATCTCCAGTTGCTTGACCACAACTTTAGGGGGCAGGATGTAACCTTGCTCCACCAGTTCAGGGGCAGGAACATTACAGATGACCTGACCATAAACCTCTGGCATATTCATACCAGGTTTAGAAATAGTGACAGAATGCTTAGGAGTAGCAGTGAAGAAATAGCAGCGGTCAGCAACAGCAGAGAAGTGCTCCGTAGCAGGGAAAAAGTTACGCTGAACAGAGTTGTGTGCCTCATCAAAGTAGATGGTATCAACGTGAATATCTGCTTGCTGAAGACGCTGAAGAGAATTATAAGTAGTGAAGATTAGTTTGTGACCTTGAGTTGCTTCTACCCAAGTACGAATCACATTGGGACGAGTGCTGCTGAAGTGATGAGTCTCACCACTGTGACAATGGAGAACTTGTGCGTTTGTGATAAACTCAAGAAACTCACTGGACAACTGCTCTGCCAGGATGATGCGCGGGCAGCAGACTACAATCGTCTGGGGAGTATCTTTTAGAAACTGACGGATGGCATCAAAGATCATCGTGGGGGTCTTGCCAGCACCAGTCGGCATGATCAGTTGACCGAGTTGATACTGTTCCATAGCATCAAGACCACGTTGCTGGTGAGGTCGGAGTTCAAACACAGGTCTCATCGCGTATGAAACTATTATAGCAGAAAACCGCCCCTGGTGCGACCCAGTGGACGGTTCTTAAAGTGTCTTAGACTCTGATCTTCAACCCAGACAAAGGTAGTCTAGTGGTATTTAAGGATTATGTCAAGCGTAGAAATCATTCCAAGCAGATCCATCATAACCTTGATGTTTGCCCGTGCTGGAGTTAAAGATAATCGCACCAGCGGCAACAGATGCTGGGGTAATTGCGTTTCTTTGTGCTGTTGTAAGAACTGGGGGATAGAATACACCTCTTAACGATGCTGTAAGATTCGCAAAACGTAAGTCAATTGGTCCAATAGGAAAGGCGGAGTTAATCCCGATTCCACCAATTCCACGAATGATTAAATTATTATCGTAAATATTTGCTTGACCAAAAACTTGAAGAGCACCAGAATCTAGACTTCCATTTGCTGGATCCGTGATCTGAGCTAGTGGTGCTGTGGTTCCGATACCCACCTTTTGAACAAATCCAGCACCACCATTAACAAATAATTCTGGGGTAAAACTTGGTGATGTAGTATTAACACCAATCTTACCAAGGAGAGCAGTTTTACCTCTCGCATCTAAATCAGTAGTTGGATCTGGTGTTCCAATTCCAATTTCACCACTTACATACAAATTGGCAAGTGTGCTGATACCTGATGTATTATTCAGATTGACATTCGCA